GATCAGGTAAAAGAATATATTGCCAAGGATGAATTTATGGATGGTGCATTAGTACTAAGATTACCTAACATCACCAACATTGTATATGGTCGTGATGTAGGATATAAGATTGAGCAAGTAGACTTGGGGGCAGACATTCATGCTATTTCGGCTACTGAAAAACGCAAGCAGTTGGGTCTTTAATTATTTAGAAGAGTCTGGTCGCTTAATGAACGAAGCAGAAGAGCGAATAATGTTTGGGGATAAAGATGAACGTAAAGAAAAGTAGATCTCTTGCAAAGTCTTTAACCTGGAGAGTTGTTGCACTAATAACAACATTTGTAACTCTTTATGCTCTGAGCAAAGATATTAATATGGCTACCATTGCTACACTAATAACTAATGGTGTTAACTTTGTTGCATATTATTATCATGAAAGAATTTGGAATGCTGTTAGGTGGGGCAAGGAATGACAGTAACCAAGGCAAGGTCATTTGTTAAGGCATTAAGTTATCGCATATGGGGAACACTTTCCTCTGTTGCGGTTGCCTATGTCATAACAAAAAATGCTGTTCTTTCCGTAACGATTGCGTTTTGGGAAACGGTAGTTAAAATATTCATCTACTACGCACATGAGCGTGGATGGAACTATATACAATGGGGGAGAAAATAATGTACCAATACTATGTAAGAAAAGTAGAGAATGTCGTAGATGGAGATACCATTGATGTTCTGATTGATTTAGGGTTTGACATTCTGTTTCAGTCTCGTGTTAGACTGGCTGGTATTGATACGCCTGAGTCTCGCACAAAGGATCTTAAAGAGAAGGCTCTTGGGCTTGAGTCTAAGGAGTACCTAAAGAAGGCTCTAAAGGATGCTAAGTCTGTTGTTATCAAGACTGAAAAGATGGATTCGTCTGAGAAGTATGGTCGCATTTTGGGATGGCTATATGTAAATGGAGACACAGAGTCTGTCAATGATAAAATGATTAATGATGGCTATGCCTGGGGATACCTTGGGGATACAAAGGTTAAAGACTTTGATGAACTTGCAAAGGCCAGAAAGAAGTCTGGAAAGTGATTATAAAAAATATTTTAGAAAAAAATATATACTATTATGAAAATGTTATAAAAGATCCAGATAAATTAATTAATGATATAGAAAAAATAGATCACCTCTCAACAGAAGAAACTGGTATTTCTAAATGGTCTGATTGGACAGCATATCAGTCTAGTTATTTGTTTGGAAAACAAAAGATGATAAGAGAAAATTTTTTTAACAAAGATCATGAAGCATATACTGAGTCTAGAGATATTCAAAAAAAACTTATTGATGCTATATTTTATGCATCAAAGGACTATGAGTTATCACATCAGGAACTAAGCATAGGAATGCTATGTCCAATATCAATAAGTAAGTATTCTGTTGGAGCAGAAATGGGCAAACACACAGACAGTTATGACGAAGATAAGTCAAAAACTATTTCTGTTGTTCTTTATTTAAATGATAACTATGTTGGTGGCGAGATTGAATTTGAAGATCAAGGTATTTTTTTAAAGCCAAGTGCTGGAAGCATAATTGTATTTCCATCAAAAGCCCCTTATTACCATGCTTCAAAACCAGTTCTTTCAGGACAGAAATATATTGTTCCAGGATTTTGGGACAACAGGCTTAAGCCTAGAAATGGATAAAAAATGAATGAGTTTGATGAGATAGAAACCCTTATACTTAACGGTGGTCTAGAGGTTGCAGGTATAGATATAGAAACTGGAGAACCTTTGTACAACTTTACAGAAAAATTGATTGATGTTAATCCAGAACTATATAGAGAGGTATCTCAGTATTTTTCTAAAGAGGCAATGTCTTTATGGAGTGAAGGGTTTTTAGATATGGATGTAACTGAAAAAAATCCAATGGTAAGCCTTACACCAAAAGCACTAGACGAACAAGAGGTTGCAAAACTAACTAAAGATAAGCAGTATACGCTAAAAGAAATTATCCGTGTTATTGGCTTAGATAGGTAGTATAATTGTTTTGGAGATTATATGGAATACTTTTTAGGATCTGTGCTGACTCTTATAGCCATGTTTGTTACGACAAGGCTAGTTTCTTCGCAAAAACCATTAATCAAAGATAGTCCTTTTAGATATAGCCAAAGCCATATCCACGAGATAGTCTCACCATTGATGCCAGATTTAAGAAATTATAAAAAAGTTAAGGCTAGACAGTCTACTAATCAAGAAGAAAAAACAAACATAAAGGTTGTTATTTTTGATAACAAGGCTTACTTTGTAAAGGATGGAACATTTTATTGTGCAGAAATGCATGGTACAGAGATTGATGGTGCCAACGCAACCCTAGTTGACACGATGGGTATGGATAAGGTACAATTAGATAAGATGCTTTTTATAATGGATCAACTTAGAGATGGGAAGAAAAATGATAGTGGGGATTCAAGGGACAAGTAGTTTTGATGACTACCAGGTTTTTCTTAGAGCCATGGCAGTAACGATGTCCTCTTTGAAAGAGGATGATCCTTACTTCTATATCTATTCCGCAGGGCCAGCAAACATTAATTCTATGGCTATGGAGTTTGCAAACCTTTCAGAGCGAGGACTAAAGGCTCGTGGTAAAAGCATTAAGTATAAGGCTGTTGCTCCTTCATGGGTTACAGAAAATATCTCAGATATAAACTACTTTGCTTTCCTAAGTAAAGAAAGAGAACAGGTATCAAAACTTGTTGATGAAGCAAAAAATAATAATGTCGAATACGGCATTTTCAGATACTAACAAAGGAATAAAGATGCAAATTAAATCATTAGAACAGATGGAAAAGATTGTTAATGCAAACAAATCTTTAGTGTGGGATGGATGGACAGTGGTAAATACTTATCCTTCTGAGAAAGGTAGAACAGCACCACAGGGTGCTTTTGTAGATGGTAAGTGGCACCTACAACGTCGTTTTGTACCTTCTCAGACTGGATGGGACATACCAGACAAGTTTGTAGGTTAGTATGCCTAAGCATGAATGGAAAGATGATGCTTTATGTTTAGACTACGACACAAATTTATTTTTTGAAAAGTATGAAGATGATGAGTTGCTGAGACCAGCGATAGATAAACTTTGTTCTATGTGTCCTGTTTCTAAGATGTGTTTTGCTGTTGGTGTTTCTCAAAAAGAATGGGGAATTTGGGGAGGAGTTTACCTAGAAGGTGGACAAATATCTAAAGAATTTTCTAAGCATAAGTCTAAAACAGACTGGGCTAACACATGGCAAAGATTGACGGTGGAGCAATAAAGTGTATACAGAATCAATGAGAAGAGCATTTCATTCAATTAAAGGACCAAAAAACTTTCAACTCCAGATACTTGATCATGACAATTTCTTAACAGTAAAGGCAAGCGAGAAACAGTTTATGAGTCTTTCTGGAGAAGAAAGGAAAGAGGCTGTTGAGTATATGATACGTGCTAAGAAGGCTCTTGAAGATAATGGAGCAATAGTTTTATTAGTCAGAGAAGGTGGTAAAGAATTATGATTGAGTTTATTGCATTTACATTTTTTATTTTTTTGTTTTTTGCCTTGGCATTTAAAAATGTACAATTAAGAATAAAGTTGTCTTCAACAACAGTAGATTTAATAAAAGCGCATTTAGAAAAAACAATAATTGCGGATAAACTGTCAGATATTTCTAGAAATGAAGAAAAGGAAAAAGATATATCTTCAGAAGCATTTTTAAAATTTGTTTCAGATTCTCGTGACTGGGCATACCAGTACATAGATAGTGTCCAGGAAGGATTAAATAAGTTTATTACTGATATTGAGCCTGAAATAAACTATTTTGACGAGTACGGAGAGGTTGGTTCAGCCTACCCACACTATCATTCTATGAAGAAAATTTCAGGGGCGTACAAAGAACTAAAGAAACTGCTACCAGAAGACTATGATAGAATAGAGTAATGATAGTGCTGAAGCATACGAAAAACCTTAACTTATTTATATGCGAGGAAGAGTCGTGTGAAGAAGAAAGCACTCAGGTGTGGGCAAACTTTGAAAGTAGAATTGTAGATCTTTGTGACTTGCACTACTCTGAGGCAACAAAACCATGAACTTTTTTTGGTTTGAAAGATCAAATTCTTATGATATTAAAGAAATATCTTTGGAGTTAGAAAATTCTGGTTTTTATGGAGTTCTTTTAGTTTATTCATTTTATAGTGATGATCAGTTTGTTAAAATAGCAAACGCAATAGATGTAAATCAAAAGATAAAGTATATGGTTGCTATAAGGCCTCACGTTATTTCCCCACAATATTTATCTATGATAAACAATTCATTTCAAAAAATATCAAAAGACAGAATAATAATTAATTTTATAACTGGCTGGATATCAGAATGGGATAAGCAAGTAGGTGGAATTCAAGGAAAGATAAATGATCTTTCATCAAACCTAGAAAGATCTGAAAACCTAGTGGAATATCTAAAGGTTTTAAAAAATACTACTGGGGAAACACCAAACTTTTATGTATCTGTTACTAATCCTATTTTATTGGAAAAAGTTTCTGGAGACAAGGTCATAGTTCCATATCAATCATACAAGCAAAATAATTTTAATATCAATGACAAAAGCAATATGATGATATACATATCTCCAGTAATAAGAGAAACAAAAGAAGAGTTAATTCCTTTGATAGAAAAAAATACAAGAAGTGATGTTCAACACTTTACATTTAAAGAGTTTGAAGAATTCTTAAATGAATTAAAAAATCAAAATATAAACAATATTTTAATGGATGAAGCAGAACCTAATGACTATATAGAGAAAAAGTACATACTAAGTTTTGTTAGTTATTTTACTAACAAAGAAAAAAATATCCTAGGAGGAATAATATGACACATCACAACGAAACAAACTCACAGATCAAGGCAGCACTTGCATCATACGGACGATCAGTTCTTGGAGCAGCAACAGCGCTATATGCATCTGGAGTTACAGATCCGCAGACACTTGCATACTCACTACTTGGAGCACTTGTTCCAGTAGTATTGAGAGCAGCCAACCCTAACGACTTGGCATTTGGCAAGATGCCATCTGTTGAAGAGGTTGATAAGGCGGTTAAGTCTGCAAAGGTTGTTAAGAAGACCGCAAAGAAGGCTCCTGCAAAGAAGTCATCTGGTGGAGGAAAGACAACTAACCAAGTAAAGTAATTTTACTATAGACTGGCAGGCTTGTTATTTGACAGGCCTGCTTTTCTATGCTATAATATTTATACCTGCCCAATATGGGGGGAATTAAATTATTCGCTTGAAAGGGGAATAACATGGTAACAAAGTACGCTATGGATCTATTCAATGATCCTTTTTTTATTGGCTTCAACAGAGAGTTGAGTCGCCTAAATACAGCACATAAAACAAACTCACAGTCATACCCTCCGTATGATCTTATCAAACTAGATGAAGATACATACAAGATTTCACTGGCTGTCGCTGGGTTTTCAAAGGACGATATTGATGTTTCAGTAGATAATGGAACACTGATCATCAAGGGTGAGATTGTTGAAGTGACAGATGCAGAGGTAGTTCACAAGGGAATCGCAGGAAGAAAGTTCGTAAGATCTTTTGCACTGGGAGAGTACATGGAAGTAACTTCTGCAGAACTAAAGGATGGCATGCTGCATGTAAATGTGGTTCGCATTGTTCCTGAAGATAAAAAGCCTAAATCTATTAAAATTAAGTAGTATAATAGATAACATTCCGCTATAAGACTTTAAAAGGTTTTGCAACGGATGCTCCCATGAGGGGAGAGTTGGCAGGATGATTCCGTGGCTAATAGACCTGAGCAGTCGTCTATAAACTGCTCATTTTGACTATCTTGTCCACCAAGAAAGACTGTATCTTACTGTGTTCTTTACTTCATTTACGCCATGCTCATATTCTTTGTTGCCTGGATGCATAACAAGAGAAAGTGGTTTTGGCTTAATAGACAACCCCTTTTGAGGATAAAAGATTTCCCCACCCTCATAGTCATCATTTATATAAACAACAAACCCGTGAGTGATTATTTTTTCTCTTGGATTATATTGAGGATGATCTGGGTGAATTTCATCTGTGTGGACACCAAGTCCTGGGCCTATTCTTCTAGAGACAGAGTTTATTGGCAAATAATAGAATTCAGAAATTCCATACTCCTTAGAGAATATTGGCTTTGATCTATCTTGAAGCATGTACATAAAGTCATTATATTCTTTATATTTTTCTTTTAGGTTGCCTGGATCAATTCTTAACTGATTCCCGTACCATTCTTTTAAGCCAGAACCATCGTTTGAGCCATCCCAAAGTTTTGGATCTTCAGTTGCCAAGGCAAGAACATATTCTGCCTCAGCCTGTGTTAAAAAGTCTTCAACTACTACAATTTCATTATCAAAAGGTCTAGTTATCTTCATATAACCATTATACACCATAGAAGACTGTGGTATACTAATATTATGACAAGTCTATACAAGAGTCAGACATCTATATCTACATCAGCCACACCTGAAAACCCATCAGACTCTATCAATCCAACAGTTGGAATGAGAAAGCCTGGTCCACTAAAGGCTGGAAAGAAAAAGAAAAGATATCGTGGTAGCAAATCAATAGACTCAACAACATTATTAAAAGATATGGTTGTAGAAGGTGACTTTGTAATTCTTTCATCAGAAGATGAAACATATATCGGAATTGTACAGTATGTTATGACTGAGGGAATGTTTGGAATTGCATCATCTGACTATGCTCTTGAAGCATCTATGGAAAATCCAGTAGTATTAGTTCGCATGCTTGAACTTGAGGGAGACGAAGGTATCTGGGAAGAATCAGAATACTTAGTGGGAGCAGAATCAAAGATGGTTACTAAGATAGAGCCTCTTGCTTTAGAAGTAGAGACTGTTGAAAATGAATCACAACTAGATCCAGAAGTTGCAATGGCAATGTATGACTCATCAATTGGCAAATCAGAATGTTGCCCTGAAGAAATTTCTAAGCAAGCACCCTGTTGGGATGGTTATGTCCAGCGTGGAATGAAGCCAGGAGATAATGGTAAGCCAGTTCCTAATTGCGTACCTGCTGCAAAAGCAGATGACTTATGGGAAGATGATGATACTGTTGAGTACGAAACAGACTCAGTAGAAAAAGCAGAAGGATACTCTCCTCCAGCAGGGGCACGTGCAGCAGCAAGAAAAGCAATTAAGTTTAAAGAAGATGGCAAAGCAACAGGTGCAGGAACTGCAGTTGGCTGGACTCGTGCAGGGCAGTTAGCAAGAGGAGAATCACTATCTCTTAGTACTGTTAAGAGAATGTACTCATACTTCT